TGGCGGGGACCGGCTTACGCTTAGCCGCTTCGCCCGATTACCGTTCGCTGGGACGCGATATAGATTGGGCGGAACAGTGGAGCAGAGATGTCGAGAGCTTATGGAAAACCTACGCTGAATCGACAGCTATCGATATCGCGGGCCAGCTCAACTTTGCGGGGATGACGCAGCTCATCTTCCGCTCCGCTCTCGAAAACGGGGATGCGCTCGCGCTCGTCATGTGGCAGGACCGGGGTATGGAATCGCCTTTCCGTACCTGCTTCCAGCTCGTGGAAAGCGACCGTTTGAGTAATCCCTACTTCAAGCCGCCATCGCTCAACCTGATCGGCGGCATCGAGAAGGATAATTTTGGCCGGCCCCTGGCTTACTGGATCCGCCATGAACCTCAGCTCATGAGTAATATCTATACGCTGATGGGCGCGGATTATCTCGGTCCATCCTCTTCGTTCTTGCAGAGCTTCACCTGGGACCGGATTCCCGCTCAAACGGACTGGAGCCGCAAGCGGGTGCTACACGTCCACAAGAAGGAGCGAGTGGGACAGACGCGCGGCCGTCCGGTACTCACTCCGGTAATCGAGCAATTCCGCATGTTGGACAGTTACCAGCGGACGGAACTCCAAAGCGCCATCGTGAACGCGCTGATCGCGGGCGTGATCGAGACGCCGCTCGATAGCGCCTCGCTCGCGGATTTAGTCGGGGGCGATCCCAGCGAATACCTCGCTGCCAAGAACGAGTACCGCGTCCAGCTCGAAGGCGGCACGATGATCCCCTTGTATCCGGGGGACAAGCTCGCGCCCTTCGTACCCTCGCGTCCTAACGCTCAATTTAACCAATTCTGCGAAGCGGTGGACCGCCAAATCGGGACCGCTCTCGGCTTGCCTTACGAGCTGACGCTCAAGGATTTCTCGAAGACCAACTATTCCTCCGCCCGGGCCGCTCTACTGGAAGCGTGGCGGCATTTTATGGTCCGCCGCGCTGCCCTAGCGGATGGCTGGGCGGGACCGGTTTACCGGCTATGGCTAGAGGAAGCAGTCCAGCGCGGCATGATCGATGCACCCAACTTTTACGAGAACTACTGGTTTTACTGCCGGGCCAAATGGATCGGTATGGGTCGCGGCTGGGTAGATCCCGTCAAAGAGGCGGAAGCGGCTCAGATCCGTATGCAATCGATGGTTTCGACTCTCGAAATGGAGTGCGCCGAGCAAGGTCAGGATTGGAATGAAGTCCTCGAACAGCTCGCGCTGGAGCTGAAGCGAAAGGAACAGCTTGGACTACCCACTGCTCCCGAGCTGACGATTGCGCCGCTGAGCCAGGAAAAACCCGCGCCACCCGAGGAATCCGCACCAGGTCAGCAGCAGCCCGCTCAAGGAGTCGCAGCATGAGCGATTTTGACCCGCTCTTTGTTCAGCTCAATCCGCCAGCGCCGCCGCGCTATCTCCATATTCTCTCGGCGCTCGAAAATCGTCCCTGGGCGATTCGCCAGGAAGAATTTGAATTGATGCACCGGATCGTCCAGGAACACAGTCAACCCGATTTCGTATCCGCCGACCTCGAGGCGGTAGCTGCCAAATTAGGCCGTCCCCTCGAAAATACGGGCGGTCAGGTGGAGATGCGGGGCTCTACCGCCGTGCTCGCGATTCAGGGTCCGCTCTTCCGCTATGCCAACCTCATGACGGCGCTGAGCGGCGCGACCTCAGTCGAGATGTCCGCGCTCGCCTTCGATGCCGCTCTCGATAATCCAGCGGTCCAGCAAATTATCTTAAAGATCGATTCACCGGGCGGGGAAGTGGCGGGGATCAATGCTTTCGCGGATCAGATCCGCGCAGGCGCAGTCCGCAAGCCGGTGATCGCCTACCTCGATAGTCTGGGAGCTTCCGCAGCTTACTGGCTCGCCTCGGCAGCTCGCCAGATCGTAGCGGATGAGTCGGCGCAGATCGGCTCTATCGGAGTAGTCGCTACGCAGACGGATCGTACCGGCGCGCAGGAGCGTCAGGGCATCAAATCCTACAAGATCATTTCGAGTCAATCCCCGCGCAAGCATCCCGATGCGGGAACCGAAGCGGGTCGCAGCCAGCTCCAGACGATGGTCGATGAAATGGCGGCGCTCTTTATCGGGAAGGTGGCCGAGTTTCGCGGCATTGATACGGCCAAAGTCCTCAGCGATTTCGGTCAGGGCAGCGTGATGATGGCCCCCCGCGCTCTCGAAGCGGGCATGATCGATCAAATCTCCGGCTTCGAGCCATTCCTACAGACGCTCGATCCCCGTAGCGTTATTTCATTTCCGGCGGCAGCGGCCGCTTTAGAGGAGGTCCCTATGGCTGAAACGTCCCAACCCCTAGCGCTTCCCGCGGCTACGCCGCCGTCAGCGTCAACCAGTCCCCCGTCTGTCCCGGTCCCCAGTAGTACGCAGATAGAGCGCGAGCGTATCCGCGCGATTCTCGAATCGCCGGAAGCGCAAGGCCGGGAAGCGCTCGCCCGTCACCTCGCGCTCCAGACGGAGCAAACGTCTGAAGCGGCTCGCGCCATCCTATCAAATGCGCATGTCGCGGTAGTTCCGGTCCCGCAATCCCCAGGCGCTCCTAACGCATTCGAGCGAGCTATGAGTGCGATTCCCAATCCCGTAGTCGGCGTACGGGTCAATGCTGAAGAGGAAGATCAATCCGTCAATGCGGAAGCGGCCAGGATCCTCCAATGGATCCGTAAGCCGCAATCCGCTTCCGTTTGATAAGGAGAATTTGAAACCATGCCTACTGCAAATCCAATCGGTCTAGCGAGTTTTTCGAGTCTTGCCTATACCTACAACGCCCTGCTCTCGGACGGCGATGACATTAACAGTAAGTCCGGTACCGTAGCTTCAGGCACCGGCGTCCTGGTACGGGGCACGATTGTCAAATGGGATCCGGCCACCGGCAATGTGACCATACCCGCCGTGGTTGCCGACTGCAATGCAATTTTGAGCAACGATATCGATGCGACTTCCGCCACCGTCGGGTGTAACGTCTACATCACCGGTTCTTTCAAGGCGGATGCGATCACCTGGCCGGGAGCGCTTTCGCATGCTCTCGTCACCGATCAACTCCGCGCCTGGAGTATCTATATCCAATCCGTCGTGTACACCGATGGGACGCTCGTCAGGAGTGCGCCCACAGCAATCGAAGAAGCGGAAGCCAGAAAGCACATCGAACACAATAAAGCGCTCGAAGCCAAAGCGGAAAAAGCAGAGAGAGAAGCCGTAAAGGAAGGCGATAAAGAGCACCCGAAACCCGCCGATTCCGCCTGGGCGTATTTGACGCCCGACGAACGGGAGCAACACCCGGAATGGGCCGATCCCATAGTGGCCGACGAGAGCAAGGAAACCAGCGGACACGAAGGGAAAGCCGAGCCACCAGTGAGAGAGCCGCATAAGGGCGAGCCGCAACACCAGCCGCCGTCCAGGAAATAGAAACCCACCTTTCCGTTGAAGACGGCGACCTTCAGCGGAAGGGAACTAAACCAGGAGAAGAATAAATGGCTGATCTTTTTTCAACCGATGTTCTCACCACCGTCGTCGGCAGCTTGATCGGGAATCCCAGTTTTCTCATCGACCGCTACTTTCCCATCACGCAAAGCGAAATGAGTGAGCAGATCCACTTCGATGTCATCCCCGGCAAACGTCGGATTGCGCCCTTTGTATCCCCGCTCGTCGAAGGCCAGATCGTGGAGAATCTGGGTATGACGACGAACACGATTACGCCCGCCTACATCAAGGACAAGCGCGTATTCGATATGAACCGGCCGCTCAAGCGCTCGCCGGGAGAGCAGATCGGGGGAACCCTGACGCCGATGGATCGGCAACGGGCGCTCCTCGCTACCAGTTTGCAAGATCAGCTCAATATGCTGCGGCGCCGCCAGGAAGTAATGGCCGGCGAGATTCTCACCACCGGCAAATCGACCATCAGCGGCGATAAGTACCCCACCCAGGTGCTCGATTTCGGCCGCGCGGCGGGTAACACCATCACCGCGGCCACGCTGTGGAGCGTCACCACCTCGACGCCGCTCAACGATTTACAGGACTGGTCCCAAATCGTGCTGCAACAGACGGGCGCAATGCTCTCGGATGTCATCATGACCGTGGATGTCTGGAAAATCTTCAAGAGTAACCAGAGCGTCCAGGCCTTCCTCAATCTGTGGCGCACCTGGACCGCGCAGCCGAGTATGGCAGCGCCGGCTCAGGTCACCGAGGGCGGTATCTACATGGGGGAGATCGAAGGCTTTAACATCTACGTCTACTCCGGCTGGTATGTGGATCCCGCTTCCGGCGTCGAGACTCCCATCCTCCCCGCCGGGACCGTGATCATGACTTCGGCAGCGCTCGAAGGCGTTAAAGCCTATGGCGCGATCCGCGATGAGGAAGCGGGCTTACAAGCCGTTCCGTACTATGTCAAGAGCTGGGTCGAGCCGGATCCGAGTGTCCGCTTCGTGATGCTCCAATCCGCGCCGATCCTCTTTCCGTACCGCCCGAACGCATCGTTCAAGGCCAAGGTGCTCTAAAGGGGATCGTCGCCGAGCCCCTCAAGGCTGAAGGTTTCCCGCGCTCACGATCTGCTGCGTATAGCGCGGGGAGCCCGAAGGTGGAAAAGATGCCGACCTCGTTTGAACAAGATCTCGTCCCCCAGCTCTGGAGTGATCTGCTGCCAGTCTTTGGCATCACCGTCGATTACTATCCGCAAGCGGGAAGCGGTCCCTTCACCATCGATGCGATCTGGAAGGAAGGCGTCGAGGATGAGCCGACCAGTCCCGGAATCTATTCGCACATCTGGATCGAGAACTCCTCACTCAGCGGCATTCCCGTAAAGGGCGACACGCTCATAAGCGAGGACAACTTTACCTACCAGGTGGATCGCGTGGATGCGACGGCGGTAGGCGTATCCAAGCTGATTCTCAAGGAGAAGATCTAAATGCCGATGCCAAGTATCGGGGAGATGCTGGGAAGCTATTATGCCCAGCTCAAGGTGTCGATCAAGCGCTCCGGCCGGATCCGTCCGCCCAAGCTGCTGATCGATCCCGAATTGACTCGTATTGGCCGACTCATGGTGGCCAATCAGAAAGCTCGCTGGGCCGCGGGGATCAATGCCAACGGAATTACGGCTAAGCAGCTCAACCGGCGTTACTTCTTCGTGAAGAAGGCTTTCCGTAAGATTGCGGATCCCAAACGCGACAACGAGATGACGGGCGATCTCAAGAGTAACTTTACGCTGCGCCGTGCGAGTAACGGGGTGATCCGCGCCCAGCCTACCGCCCGCTTACCGCGCCAGAAAGCGATGCGAGCGGAGCAATACGACGAGATGATCGGATTCTCGCCGCCCGAGCAGGTTTTGATCAGCTATGAATTTATCCGGCTCGTGCTTAAATACGCGAATGTCGCGTGGCAACCCTTTAACGGACCGCCTCCGCCTGTGGCGCCCGGGCCCTTGATGCTAACCGCCCCGGACCAGGAATGATCGATCTCATCGCATTGACGACAGCGCTCGCGACGACGCTTCAGAATATCCCGGAGCTGGTAGCGCTGCTACCCAATGCGGATCCAGCGCGTATTGTGGCTTATCTCGATAGCAACCCAGCCCGTAATTCCGTCATCAACACGCTTTACGAAATGCCATCCGGCTTGATTTACGTGGCTTGGGAGCGAACCATCCTGAATGAAACCCAGAACAGCGCCAGTATGTGGACGCATACGATGTTTATCTACTGCCGCGCCGATACGGGTAAGAGTCCGCTCGACATACTCAAGCTCGTCGTCGACGGGATACCCAACCCAGGCGATGGTATGCGCTGGCGGAACTGCGGCATCATGACAGGCGTTTTACCGGCTGATATCAAGGAAATCTCGCGTCAGCCGGATCGGGAAGGAATCGATTTTTACATCGTAAACATTGAAATCAACGAAACGGGAGATGCATAGCCATGGCTAGTTGTCCAGCTAATGTTCGTGAAACCAAAAGTGCGTTTGGGATGTTACCGCAAACGACGCTGACTACACCCAATGCGCAAGCCGATCTCTGGGATTTACTACGTACCAACTCGACGCTTTTACAGACGGAGCTGGCGACGGAAACCGATGCCATGGATATCGGGAAAGGCGATGAATTTCCGACGACGGTGTTCAAAACCTCCATGTCCACGGC